TACGAACTGCAATGTCGATAGCCCTTCCAGACGCGTGTGAGCCAGGCTTGGCCTTTCTAGCTTCAATTGGATGCGTTGGGTGTCTGTAGGCAGAAGTCACCGTAAACGGGAAATCACACACCTTGCGGATGGTGTTAATCTTTACCATGAACTCTTCGTCCATTTTAGACTCACCTGTGTGGCTGCACTTTAATTCATCTTCTGAGAAATAATTCATTAGTATTTACCTTCCCATACCCGTAGTTTATCAAATTCACCACTAAGCATTTTACGCTTAATGACATCGTCCATTGCTGGGTCATCCCAAGCAACACCAGCTTCTTTTAGCCATTCTCCGATCAGTGCGGCATCTACCACACCAACACATCTAGACTCGCCAAACTCAGCATTACCATTTTGACGCATAGCTTCTGCGCGTTCTAGCATTGGAGTCCAATCTTGCTGCCTGATATGAATCAGCTTATTGTCTTGCTCAACCCACTGTTCTGAAATCTTTGCCATTATATTTTCTCCATAAAAAAAGGGATGCCGAAGCACCCCCTTATTGTAACACAAAAGTGTTATGTAGCTGTTTTACTAAGCAGTACAGTCAGCGATCAGACCTAGTGCTTTTTCGTTACGAACAACCAAAGTACACTCACCAACCACTTGACGCATTTCTGAGTCACCAGTTTTTGCAAGAGCTTCGTTCTTCATTGGACGTAAAGCTGCTAGTGCAAGCTTGTCTTTCTCAATGATAAACACATCGCGTGAGCGGTTTTCACGAGCTGGTTGGAAAGTCACAGAACCCCAAGGCGTTAAATATACTGAAAGTAAGTTTTCAACCTTACCACCAGAACCATTAGCACGTTGGTTGTTATTACCAACGAAGCCCAAAGCGCGATTCATTTGAGGTGCAGACAAGATCACGGTGTCAGGCTTGCCGCCTTCTGACCAGATTGATTGCATACAAAGATCAAAGTCAGCCTGTGAGAAAACAGTCTGTGTACCGTCTGTACGAGCGTTAGTACCGTTACCAGTAGGGTTTGCACCACCAGTTCCGATGTTGGTTACGTTGGTTTTAAGCCATGAGCCTAAACCAGCCAATTGGCGGGCAGTAGTAGCATTACCAGCTACGCGAGCTTGGTTAGCCATCAAAGCGGCTTCCATGTCTAGCTTTTGCTCTTGGCCTACCTTAACGATATTGTAAGACATTTCTGAGTTACTACGACCAGCAGCCTTAACCACATCATTAGTGCCAGAGGTTACCACAGCGTTTTTAAATATCTGCGTTGAGTTTTGAAGACGTTCTGTGGGTGACATTGCATCCGCAGTTGTATCGCCGCCTTCTACGTGTGCATTAACTGCAGAACTGCGTAATGTATCAGTTTGCCACTCATGCAAGGTGTTAGTTGCTGTTACTTTAGCAATACCACTAAGCAATGGAGTCTCGTCAGGTGATACGTTATAGATTACGTTAGACAAGTCTTCACGAATGCCGACTGTATCATATGTGTCAAATGTATTTGTTGGTTGTGCCATGATAATTTCTTCCTAGATAATTTAAATTTAACTACTAAACAATAATGCGGCTGCGTCTGCTACGCTGCCCGATTTCTTCAATTGTGACATCCGCTTGCTGTGTTTTTTGGCAGCAGATTCAGGTTGCTTCTTAGCTCCTGCTTTGATCAATGGCCTGGCCTTCTTCAGCTTGGATTCTACAGAACCCGTTCCCTCCATCATCTGATCATACAACATCGCTTTATGTAGAACTTTCATGGCTCTGTGATCAACTATCCCACCGATTTCTTCAGTGCTATAGCCTTCACTAAGACCTTGTTTAACTAGGCGTTCTTTCATTTTAGGAGCTTTAGTAGCGTCCCCAAAGTCTGGAATAGCTCTAGTCAATTCGTTCATTTGCTCCTGCAAGTGGGCTTTTTGAGCCTGTCCTTGCGCTTGCTGTGTAGCGTGTTGGTGCTGTGCTAATTGCTGTTGCTGGTTCTGAAACACTCCCATTTCTTCACGATATGTTGCATCTGCTTCAATGTACCCTAGTGGGTCACTTGACAGTAGCTCCTTCGTGGGTGGAACTGGTTGTGCCATTACACCTTGCTGCTGAACCTGTTGCATAAACTGTTGCAGTTGCTCGCGTTGCTGATTTAGCTCGTTATAAGCCACCTCTGCTTGCTTGCGCTGCTCTGCAGCTTGCTTCATGCCCTTCTGAATATATTGCTGGCCTGAGTAGTCTCGCTTTAGATCATCTAGAGTTACTGATACATCTTCGCCATCAACTTTGATATTGAATGTACTAGGCTCAACTTGATCGGCAATTTCTTCATCCGATGCTTCATATTCTTCATCACCTTCATCATCACCATCCGATTCTTCATCATCTGGTTGATCAACTTCGGCTTCTACTTCAGCCTCCGTTTCTTCTACTTCAGCCACTTCGGTTTCGGTAGTTTCTACTTCGGCTGTCTCTGACTCCACTGGAGCCATTAACGCTTCAACTGCAGTTTCAATGCTTTGGTTAGTCGTTTCCACGGTGCTATCCTATTTGTTGCGTTTTTCTTGCATAACCTCATTAGTTATTGCACTTCTGAGAATATGCTCAAACTGGTTTAGTGCCTGCGTCATTGCATAGGCATCTTCTCTGGCTTCTGTATCAGATTTACCAGACTTCAGGAACTTTTTTACTTGCTCCTGCCTGATTATATCAAAAACTGAAACAAATGTATCATCCTTGAGCAAATATTCAGCTTGTGCCTTTCTTATCATTTTATACAACTCCACCATCTCTAGGCATTGCTTGCATTGCCCTTACTCGCTCAACATCTACAGCCGTACCATATTGACCTAGTATTTTTGCAGCTTGAACCAAAAGTTCCTGGTTCATCTTGTCGCGGCTTAGGTCATCATTCTGCTGTAGTTCACGATACTGAAGTTGAAGATCAGCCAGTTCCTTACCTTGTGCAGACTGCATTTCTGCAGCTTTAACCTGCATATCAGCTTGCATCCTGATCTGGTCGCCTTGCATCTTGCCTTGCATACGCATCTGGTCACCCTGCAATTTAGCCTGGGCTTTAATCTGCTCTGCCTGGATAAGCGCTGCTGCCATTGGATCGCCTTGCTCACCCTGCTGTGCTGCTGCCTGTGCTTCTGCTTCTGCTATCTGAGCCATAAGCTGCTGCTCAGTCTCTGGATTCATGGGTGCATAATATCGATCTGCATTTTTGAACCCACTTAAAGCTAAAGTATCTGCTAAGGTATTGCGCATTTGTGTCATGCTAACCAGGCCGTTACTAGGGCCATAGGTCTGCCAAATCTGCTGTTGTGTGGCAAATGTTTGCATAAGTGCTGCTGCTTTAACGTCTTCCTGGCCTGTTCCCAAACCGACATTAATCTCCATATCCATCTCAATATCCCAAACACTTGGGTCTACTGGCACGAATTGCCCATTCAGACGCATCATCTGCTCGTCAGGGGAGTTTTTAACAGCTACGTGTAACATTAGTTGGAATAATCGCTTAGTGCCTTCAGCGAGGTTTCTCGCCATCACTTCAACCTGACCTGCTCCAGCTTGTGCAGTAAGAGCTGCGGCTGTGGCTGATGTGTTTTGAAGCATATCGGCATTAACACCCATAGACATCTTGCTGATACCTGTTTTCTCTTCAACAAGCATATCCAGGTACTGCAGTGCAGGTAATGTAGATCCCGCCACAAAAGGTACTGTTAATGGGTTTACTGAGCCAATCTGTTCTGAGCGAATGATTGCGCCAATCTCGTTATTAAGCACATCGTCCATTTCTACCATGTCTTCGTTAACTTCCAGACGTGGTGTATTGACCAATGCTACGTTATCAAGAATGCCTCTCAATACCGATGTGGTAGTATCCTGGTCATTCATTACTAGTTCAGCCAAAGAGCGACCATAGAATGAGTGTGGCTCTGGATCAACATGGAAATCAGCAAAAGGAACTTTATCCCAAGGCTCCATGTCTAATACTTCATAGTTAGAGCCGCCACATAAGAACTTATGCAAGGTTGGGATGCCATCGCCTTCTATGTCGATACGCATATAAGCTTCAGTAACCAATATACTGCGCATAGATGGATCGTTAGCCAAGCCTTCAGTAGTGTCGATCTGTTGACCAAATCGCAATACCTTTTCTTCTTCGCCGCTTAATGTGTCGTCATCTGCTCCTGATAAGTTATCAATAACTTCCTGGTCATAGCCCATCGCTACCAAGTCGCCTGCGCGTTTCTCGGTGCGGTGACAGACAATGTAAGCGTCATCAATTGATTTAGCTGAACCATCGATAAAGAACTCTTCAGGTGGGATGCCTTCAATGACCATCTCGCCTTCTTCGTATTTGTGAGAAATAACCATGCTATGGGTGTTACGCTCTACTTCAAAGCCGTTTTCATCCATTTCCATTTCAATTTCTTGGCTATGCTCTACAACATCAACACCTTCCTTGCTGACCAAAACCTGTACTTCTTCATCCGACAAGTTTTCGTAGGTGTATGTCTTAGCAATAGTTTCAGTATTCCACCAAACCTTGGCTAGTCCAACTTTCTTGATTAAAGCATCATGTATGGCGCTGCTTAGTACATTGTAGCCACCGCACTTATTAAACACCCAGTGTGTGTAGGCTGTCGCTTGTTCTGCGTTAGCTACGTCTTCTGGGCCTTTAGGGGTAAACTCAACAAACTTATCATTAGACATGAAATTGAAATGGAAATGGATGAAAACGGCTTTGAAGT